TATGTAAAAGATGTGGTAGATGTCGTATTAAATAATGAATGTTCAAGTGGAATCTATGATATAGGAACTGGTGTTCCAATATCGTTCCAAGAAGTTGCAGAATTGGTAGCTAAAAAAGAAGGGGGTGAGATTGAAATCGTCCCATTCCCCAATCATTTAGAAGGCAAGTATCAAACTTACACATGTGCGGATACTTCATGGTATGACCATGATTATCTTTCGGTTAAGCAATATCTCCAGGAATTAACCTGATACTATCTTCATCGAAATGCTGGGTAGAAAACTCAAATAACTCAGCGTCTTCAATAGCAATCATCTGGTGACGAAGCCCACGATAAATGTGGAAATTGTCACCTTTCTTTAAAAATGTAATGTCAGCGAGATTTATGTCATCTCCATCTGAATGCAAAAGTTTTATGATTCCAGATTGAACATAAAAAGTTTCATCCTTTAATTTGTGATAATGCCAGGAACACTTTCTTCCTTGTGCAATATAGAGAAGTTTGCCACAATATTCCTCATTATTGACAATCCATTTCTCAAATCCCCATCCTTTGGGTACAAACTTAACTGAAGAAGTCATTATCAGTAATCCCCTTATCGTCAATGTATATATCTGCTGATGGTTTGCCTAAAATTAATTGATGAAACTTACACCCCCAAGATTTAAGTTGCACATAAGTTAGGTCATAAAAATGTTTTTCAGCAAGAATTCTTGAGTTATCGTATCTGCCCATTCCTCTTGCAGTGAAATATTTAATTGTATGTCCTTCATCATATAGATCATTAATTTTTTTGATTCGATCTAATTTCGGAATACTTGTTTCATAATCACCATCTTTTCTGCATTCTGGTTTGTCGCAGATTGTACCATCAATGTCTATGCAATAAGTTAATGTCATCTTGTGTCAATGTATAAGTTCCTGGGTGTTGAACTGCGATTGCGGCAGCTCTATTGGCAAAATCAATAGATTTTTCCATATCTGAAGTATTTAAGTATTGATATACTAGAGCAGCTAGAAAGGTATCTCCTGCACCAACTACATCATAAACGTTAACCTTTTCTGATGGAAAATGTATACCTTGCCATTTTACACCATTTCCACCGTAAGTTACAATTAAATTTGATGCAGATGGAATGTGATCTTTGTCCAATAGTTCAAATTCTCTTGAATTTATTTTGAAAAATACATTTTCTTTATCGAATAGTTTTTTCTTCTTTGTATCTACGAAAATTGGACCTTCAAAAGTATTGCATAGAGCCTCTAATTCACTTTCTCCAAGAAATCCTTTATCATAATCTGAGATAACCAAAGCATCATAAGATCCATGTATGAATGCAATTCTCACTTGTGCGGCTGTACAAAATGAAGATACCCCCTCTTCATCCATCCTCATTAATTGTTGACCCGAATTTTTATCTACAAATCGAGTCTTTACAATTTTTTCCTTCTGTGTAATTATATTAGTAAGTAATCCAAAAGATTTTAAGTTTTGATTGACATTAGAAGCCATCCCTAAAGATTTTTCTGCATACTCGTATTTAAAAACTGGAACAGGAGCTTCTGGGCTGATCCTTGTCACCGATCCATACACGTATTCATCTTCACATGAATCACCAATAACTAATACTGAAAATTTATCCATATGATTTGATTTTTTCTATAACTTTACTACTTGAATAGTTTCCAACTCTTGGTAAAAATTTAACCTCTTTTGCGTATTCTCTACCAATAACCACTCCATTTTCCCAATCATTTCCAAGAAGAAGGATATCTGGACTATAGAGTTTAATTAAACTTTGAAGACCTTGAGTGTCATCAAAATACAAAACTGTATCAATATATTTAATAGATTCTAACATACTCATTCTATAACACAAATCATTTATTGGTTTGTGTGGACCTTTATCTTTACGAATTTTCTCATCACTATCTGTTGCAACTATTAGTCTGTCGCCAAGAGACTTAGCAACTTTGAATAATTCGATGTGACCTGGATGCAAAATGTCAAAGGTTCCATTAACAAATACTGTCTTCATAAACTCTCCAAATACTTTTTATATTCATTGTGATTTACAGGAAGAAACGTTCCAGGTCCGCCCAAAAATATAAAAAACATTTGAACTAATCTATGCGTATCTCCAGTAAACATGTCTGGTTTTATATATCCTGTATGCAAAATATTGGCTGGGTATATAACAAATCTATTATACTTCATTTCTGCCAAGTGTATCATTTCCCAGTCCGATTCACTATCGGTTAAGTAATGATCGTAATATGGATACTTATCTACCTTTTTAAGCCAAGAATCTATTTTATCTGCGTTGCTTCTTTGTTCACCTTCCAATGTATAAAAAGAAGTGCCACCAGCACACTCTTCTGGTTTGTTTAGATATACAGTCGCAGCAAATAATAAATCCCCAATATCATCAACGTGTGGCACTATGGGATTTAAATTATCCGATTGAGTTACATTTACGCAAAAAGTCAATCCTTTCATAGAATCATAGATTCTCTCATCACTTACATCCTTTACAATATCACCATAAACGGATCTAAAAATATAATGAAAGAAATTGCCCATCGGCGAAAAATCATAATAAGCATCTACTCTAGATCCTGGAGCTCCAGCCATAATAATTGGATTTCTGGTTGAGGGGATGGTCAGTGCAAGATCCCTTACCAAATCTGGATTTTTGTAAAAATTATCAACATAAGTTATCCTAGCTTTTTCTGGACCTATTGTATGGACAGAAGCTTCAAGATTTTGATTTAAAGCAAATACTTCATATTCATCAATAAAATTTTTCTTCATCTTAAATATCCTCTTAGTATAGGATTGATTTGTGTTCTTATATTTCTAATAAAGAATACCTGAGTCAATCTCACTTTATCTGAATTCATTTTGAAATTCATTGCTGCGTGATAATTTTTTGCTTCAAATGCGATCAATCTATTGTAGACATTGCAATATCTAATTGTTTCTTCAAATTGAGATCTAATTCCAAGCATATTATTTGCATACTCATCTTTATCTAGATCTTTTCCAGAAAACAGTTCTTTTTTTAGTGGTTGATTTGTGTCTGGATTGTTTACTTTAGATCTAAAAATAGATGTACCTGTATCCAAGTCCGCATCTGGAGTCAAATAAATTATTCCTGCATACTCACATTTTTCTGGAGAAAACCCTTTCACTGCATCATATACTCCATCAGAATCTTGGTGTATCCAACCCCAATTCCTAGGATCGTCCTTTAAATCTGCGAATGGTTTTATAATTTGAAAATGAGTTTGCAGTTCCCAACTAACCCAGTCTCTATCAATATCAAAAAATATGCCCATTAACCTCTTACTAAAATCCCCATCAAATTTATAATCAATTGTTGATAGTGGCGGTGTTCTCCATCCTGGCCAAGATGATCTGGGATCTTTGTCGTACTCCAAAGTGGAAGCCCATTTTACAATCTCATCTGGTTCAGAATAAAATCCATCTAGACATATTGATGGAAATCTTGAAGTATTATTCATTTGGACGTAAAGGCATAAAAAACATCTGGACTAATCTATACTTATCTTCAGTAAACATTTCTGGTTTTACATAAGCAGTATGCAAAACATTTCCAGGATATACAATTAATCTATTATACTTCATTTCTGCGACAGATAAAAGATCCCAATCTTTTTCACTATCCGTAAGATAGTGAGTGTGGAAATTTCCATGATTAGTTTCGAGTAACCAGTCTCCAATCTCTTTATTGGAGACTTTTTGTTTGCCCTTTAACATGTAAAAGGAAGTTCCACCTGCACACTCTTCTGGCGTATTTAAGTATAAAGCCCCAGCAAACAACATCCTATTTTCGTCATCGATGTGGGGAACCACAGGAGGCATTTTATCTGATTGACTTACATTCACGCAAAATGGCGTAGTAGTTATAGTAGTTTTTATTTCTTCGTCAGTAATATCACTTGTAATTTCCCCATACACATTTCTAAAAATATGGTGAAATATGGGATACATATTTGAAAAATTATAGTGTCCAAAGACTCTTGTTCCAGGAGACCCAGCTAAAATTTTAGAATTTTCTGTTGGAGGAATAGTTAAAGCCAAATCACGAACTGAATCTGGATTTAAATAAAAATTTTCAATTACAACTACCCTAGTCTCTTCTGGTCCAATTACATGAACAGAAGCTTCAAGATCAGGGTTTATTGCAAATACTTCCTTTTCATTAATAAAGTTTGGTTTTTTCATAATTTTTATATGGATTTATATCACTTGGAGAACCATAAGGTCTATCTGGTAGTTTTGAAAAATGTTCATTAAAAACTGATGCAACAGGAAGATAGTTGTATTTTTCTTTCTCGTTTTTATAAAAATCAGTTATTCGTTCTTTTCCAAATTGAAGTCCTTTAATTTTTGGACACAGTTCATGTCCAAGTTGCACCATCCATGTTACCCAATTGCTTGTGGAAAACATTTCTTTTCCTTCATGGTTAATGTCAATGTCATTGTCTTTTAATTCTTCAACATAATAATTAAATTTTTCAGTTGGAGTATAGGTATTCTTTACCCATTCCCAAAACTTTCCTTCATTTTTTGATTTTGAATAATGCATATTTACAAAGTCAATGCAATTTTCAAAGAAACATTTCATTTCTGCATTATAAAAATCAATATCATGTTGATCAAATTCAGTTGTTTTTAATCGATTTAAAAGACCCCATGCACCAGCACAAGCTAATCCAATACCAGTGCTTTCTAATGGTTCTATGAAACCGGCAGAAAGTCCAACAGATACTACATTCTTATCCCAAAAATTTTTGTTATAAAATGGAGTCCAATCTAAGACTTTTAAATCTTCTTTTGTAATTCTATTATTCCAATAATTTACAAAATACTCTTTTGCTTCTTCAATATCAGTTATTGTTCTGTTAAAAACTAACCCAGATCCAATTCTTGATTTAACGGGTATTTTCCAAATCCACCCATGATCAACAGCATCACATCCAGTATATGGTTTCTGTTCTTCCTCTTTATTCAAATATGGAACTTGAGTGCATACTGCAGTGTCGCAAAATAATCTATCAGTCAAATCCACTCGATCATTTTTTTCTTTAATTAGACTTTTCCACCCAGTACAATCGACAAATAAATCCGATTCATGTACCTGACCATTGTTTAAATTTAATCCAATAACATATCCAGCATCATCTCTGATTACATCTTTAACTTCAGATTGAATGAATGTAACTCCATTTCCTACGATTTTAGATTTAATATAAGACACCAACAATCCAGCATCAATATGAAATGCATATATTCCTAAATTATCTGGATCAATTTTTTGATCTCTGGTACAAACATCATAGTGAACTAAACCGTGTGTTTTAAAATCTAAATCTTGACAATTACTCCAATGTTCAAAAAGATTTGTGTTTGTGTCATTATAATCTGGAAATGCAAAGGGATGCCAAACGTGTTGTTCTTTCCCTAACCAGTTTTCAAAAAGAATGCCTCCCTTAAATGTTGCAGAAATTTCATTAAACCAATCAAAAATTGAAAATCCACAGTCATCCATGAATTTTTTAAAACTTAAAATAGTGGCTTCACCTACTCCAACTGGTGTTCCAATTTCTTTGTCAATAATGTAAATTTCTTTATATTGTCTAATGTTGTTATTTAAAAGAGCCGCAGTTAGCCAAGCGGAACTTCCCCCACCAACAATTGTTATTGATTTCGCTTTTCTTTGACTCATTTATTCTTTACCTCAATTAACAAACCATATTCTGGGAGATATAGATATTCGATTAAACTATTCGCAAGGGTTCTAATCCCATCATCCAGGGTCTCTACAAGAGGTTCTCCACCCAAATTGAATGATGTATTAAAGATGATTGGGCATCCCGTCTTTTCGTAAAAAGAATTAATTAAATCATAGTAATGCTTATTTTGTTCTTGTGTAACTGTTTGAATTCTGCACGTTCCATCAACATGAATGATTGCTGGAATTCTTTCTTCAATCCCATTTTGACATCTCACGGCATACATCATGAATGGAGTTTCGTCCATTCCACGAAGGTCAAACCAATCATGTACATGTTCTTTGAGAATTGATCCTGCAAAAGGTCTAAAATATTCTCTACGTTTTACCATATTGACATGATCTTTTCCATTTGGATCACGAGGATCATAGAGAATTGACCTATTTCCGAGAGCTCTAGGTCCATTTTCCGATCTTCCCTGCCAAATAGCTACAATATTTTTTTCCGTAATCAAATCAACAATATCAGCATTTGTAGCTCGAACGACTCTATCTACAGAATATCTATTTGCAATCTCTACGATTTCATCTTCAGTCAATGTATATTCTGGTCCATCGTATAGATCAGTTACTGCACCTCTAACTTTTTTGGTTTCTGATAATCTATAATAAGTTAAAAGTGCAGCTCCCATCGCAGTTCCAGCATCATTACTGACTGGTTCTACATACAAATTAATACCCTCATCTTTCAATTCATTGAGATACCAGTAATTTGCTACGCAATTTAGTGCATACCCACCAGAAAGAACAACATTATTTTTGCCACTCATTTTAACAGACTTGCGAATCAGATCTAAGACCATTGATTGTGATTCAACTTGAATGGCATAGGCCATATCTCTACGATTTTCTAATTGCGTCAGATCTTTATCATGATCTTCTGGAGTATGTAGAAATTCATATCTACCTTCATTAACTAATGCACCATTTGGATAAGTAGGAACGATGATATTTCTATCAGCGGTTTTCCACAATCCACCACTACCATCCGTATAAATTGAAGGGATTTTATCATTGGGTTTTCCATATGGGAACAGTCCCATAGTTTTACCGGCTTCAATAGGCGCCCATCCACAGTATTGTGTTACTGCTTCATACGCTTTGGTAATACCAGCACTCTCATCGAGAATTAACTCATGAGTACCCTCTTCTCCCTCTCCATCACTTGGGAAATTTTCAATTCTAGCTGATCCCCATGGACCTCTTCCACCCTGATGTTTGTATAGAGTTTTAAAGTTTGCTGGATACTGACAGTCAAAAATGGTTTCAAGTTCCCAAGTAGTTTCTACTTGATTTCCAATATTCATTTGGATGAATGTTCCTGCACCATCGACTATGAGAGCAACTGCATCCTCAAATCCAGACCTATAAAAAGCAGCTGCAGCATGAAGTTTATGGTGCGTTCTACTTAGATCAATTACTTGTGGATGATCATGTGGATTTGCTTTTCTGTCGATCAATCCCAATTTTCTAGCAAGTCCAGTATAGACATCATCTCCACTAAAATCTACTCTTCCGGCTGTCTGATGCAATGGTTGAGTGTGTGCGATAACAAGATAATCTAGTTTTTTTGTATATTCTAAAATTTTGATCATGGCAGCAAAAGGACCACCATCGTATTTGTTTCTTGATAATCTTTCTTCTTCGATAGCAAATACAACTTCTCCATCTTTGAGAAGGCATACACCACCATTGTGTCCTCTAGTGACACCAGCAATCCATTGTGTCATGATAAATCTCCTATTACTTCGCAGATTTAAGTAAATTTTCTACTTCTTCTTTAAATCCCTTTGATACTTTTGGTTTTGAAGAACCTAGTACTGATGACGGAATATCTAATTTTTGTGGTTTTATGCTTGGTATTTGAGTATTACTTGTTATTGGAAGAGAATTATTTTTAGGTACTTCTGCATTACAAGTAGTTGGTTGAGTAATTTTGCAATCTACTGGTTTACCAAGTCTTTTCCTTGCAGATTCAATTACAAGTTTTACTTGATCTTTACTCATTTCCATTGCCTGATCATTATTTCTTGTTCTTTCGTCGTCAATGGAAATTCTAATTGGATCATATTTTCTTGTTTTTTCTCCAACATCAATAATATCAAATCCATCAAAATTGGGATAAGAAATATTAATTGGGTAAGTTGCTCCTAGGATTACGGTAGCAGTTGTTCCTACTGATTTAGCAATATGTTGGCCTAAACTATCGCATCCAATAAAATGATCCGCACCTTCTATTACTGCAGACCAAAGTCTAATATCTTCAATTTGTGGTCTAGCAATTTTATATTTTGATTTATCTTCGTTTTCTTCGACTGGAAAATGAACTTCACTCATTACTATAACAGAATAATCTTTTTTGAGATCATTAATAATGTCAACAGTATTCACCAAATTCATACTTCTTGATGTAGGGTCAACAACGAACTCACCAAGACTCTGAACAGATCTACCAAATGGTTGAATAACAACTACTTTTTCTTTTCCCGTTCCAGACTTAATTTCCTTTAAAATATTCTGTGCAGTACATACTTCCATCTTTGTCAAGTGGATGGAAGGATCTGGAAGTTCTCTGGGTTCATCGAGATCATTAATGATGATATCGAATGCTTGAGCTAAACTGCATTTTTGATTGTAATAATGCCAATTTCTATATGGTTCTGGACTAATAAGATCTCTGTGAATCAAATGTTCTTCAAAAAGTCCTTTGTGCCAATTATCATAAACTTTATTATGAAGAACTGGGTGTCCTTTGAAAAAATCTGTTCCTCCCTCACACACAATAATAAAATCATCATGTGTTTCTGCATATTTTTCAAATGCAGGGATGGAGCAAATTACTCTGCCAGCTCCACCATTAATAAAAAAT